GTATATCATCACCAAACATTACTGTTAAAATACCACCTAATCGCTTAGTCTGTGTTTTACTGAGTGCCATTAGATATGTTCCCAGTCATTTCCCTCAAATAACAATGATTCAGCTAATCTTCTTCTTATTAATCCTTCAAGAACTTTGCCACCTGCCTTGTTCCATCTTTTAATTTGATAAGGAACATCTTCATAAGCACCCTGATTTAAAACTTTAAGCATAGTTGAAGCATTAAGATTCGCACCACCAAGATTAAATGTCCAAGATACTAATGCATCAAATTGATGTTGATGTAAAGGAACTGATACAGCTTTAGTTACTGCTTCTTCATATATAGCAATATCTTTTTCTAATAATTCATCTGCTTCTCTTTGACAAACCAAATCACCCTCTTTAACACCTTCTGTATGTCCATAACCAATTGTCCATACACCAGCAGCACATTTATATGCATTGTATTCAACACCTTCAAACTTCTTTATAAGTGCTATACCTTCTTTTGATATTTTCATATTACTCTCCCCATGTTCCATCTTTTTGGACTTTGGCTTTCTTTGTGCCACCCCAGTATTCAACTGCGTGTCCTTCTTCAATAAGCATTGCACAAATGTCTTTATCATTTTCATCATAAGGTATTCCTAAGATTCTTCCATATTTTCCTTTACCTAAAGATTGTATTTTAAAAGCACCAAAGCAAAGTTCTTTTAATCTATCTTTTGCTTTAAGTCCTAATGCTTTTTCTTCTAAATTTCTTGTGCGTGATTCAGGTGTATCTATTCCTGCTAATCGCACTCTTTGTTTATGTAGTTTGACATCAAAGCCTAAATCAAGAGTCACATCTATGGTGTCTCCATCTATTACCCTTTCAAGTATAGCGTTGTATACAAATGGCGTGACTGATTTAGACATAGCTAATTACTTCTTAGCTTTGCCAATATTCAATGCCAACATCTCTAATATTTTATAGAGCTTTCCAATCATGGCATCATCTTTTGGTGATGGAGTTAAAGCACAGATAATGGATGCACCGCATACAACACCTGTGATTATTCCTAACCATTCTCCTATCATTCCTATCATATCAATCTCCTATATAATGAATGAAACTAAATGGTATCAAATTATTTCTTCTCTGACACCTTTTCTTCTGCATTATCTTCTTTATCATAATCTCTATAATATTTAACTATTGATAGAGTGTCTCTTAAATATCTTTTGATTTCTGCCATGTTCATAGAAAGATTTTCATATTCTTTGCTTGTTAAAGAGTAATAAGCAATAGCAGGAGCAGAGCCATTTTCATAATCTTCTAGGTACTCTTTCATTAAATCAGGAGTTAATATTTCCCAGTCAATATCTACCAACCCAACTTCTAGGGGTAAAGGCGGATGGTATAAAGGAACTGGCTCTGCAATCGTTACTACTTCTACAGGCTTAGTCGCACTCGGCATCATTGAACAATTTGCTATCAATAAAACTGATATTAATACAAAAATGTTTTTTAATTTAATTCCTACCATTTTGGCTTCCTGCTTTTTAGCTTTGTCTCTAATCTTTTTTGATTTTTTATTTATAGGTTTCAATATCCATAAATATTCATTTTTAACATTAGTCTTCAAACTGATTAGGGTCTGTTAATGCTATTATTTCTTCTTTGACTTTCTTTGTTCCTTTGTTCACAATGTTTTCTATTAACTTAGGTTTGCTTAATGCTAAATTATCTAAATCATGTTTTGCAAAAGTTGTTCGTAATTTGTTTACTTCTCTTACTGCTTCCTGTTTTTCTTTTTCTATTACTTGTATCTGCTTTTGTGCCTTCTCTTGGTTCGCAAGATAGGTTTTAATTGATTCGTTTTGTTGTGCTATAGAGTTTTCTAAAGCTATTTGATTGCCTTTTAATGTTGATATGTTGTCTTGAAGTCTGTCAATATACCAAGCACTTCCTGATATTGAGACTAACAATAAACCACCTAGTATTATTGATAATTTGAACCCCATGTGTACACCTGTAATTTTTCACTTTTGCCTTTAGCTTCTATTGGGTCTAAAGGTAGCAAATCAAATTCTATCGCATTTTCTGTACTTTGACCAATAAGGAGATCAACACCTGCTGCTTTTGTTCCTGATTCTAGTCTTGCAGCTACATTAACAGCATCGCCTATAGCAGTGTAGTCAAATCTATTTTCACTACCCATATTGCCTATAACTGCATATCCTGTGTTTATTCCTATACCTATTGTTACTGGATTAATACCTTTATCTGCTAGAACATGATTAAGTTCAATCATATTTTTTTGTATATCCATAGCACAAGCTAATGCTTTTGTTTCATGATTTTCTAAATCTAGTGGTGCATTAAATATTGCCATCATGGCATCACCTATATACTTATCAACCATTCCGCCATGTGCCTGTACTGCTTTTTGTTGTGCAGTTAGTGCTTCATTCATAATATATGTAACTTGTTCAGGTTCTAATGTTTCTGATAAAGCTGTAAACCCACGAACATCTGTAAATAAAAAAGTAGCGTATCTTTTTTCTCCACCTAGTTTAAGTAGTTTAGGATTCTTTTGTAACTGTTTAACTTGTCTTGGGTCTAAATAATGCTCAAATTGTTTTTTAATTTGCTGTCTTAGTTTGTACTGTTCTCTAAAACGAAAATAAAAAGCTATAGAACTAACAATAAATTGTGAAATCAAAGTCCATGTAACATCAATCAAATAACCTTTTTGTATTAATTGATATCCACCTAATGCTACACAGCACATTAAAAATACACCCATACTTACACCATAGGTTATCCCTAAATAATGCAATACAAGCCATGAGAGGCTTACAAAAATTAAAAAAATAGTTAATTCTAAGGCTAAACTCCAATCTGGAACTGTTGGTGTATCTTTTATCAATATAGATTCTGCTAGTGCAGCTTGTATCTTATGTGGCTCTAATAATCCAACTGGAGTTGCTATTTGCGGCATAACACCATTAGCTGTGATACCTACAAAAACAAACTTACCTGCTACATCCATTTCTTTTAATGTTGTTTGTGGTGTATCAACCCAACTAATCCACTTACGACCAAGACTATCTGTTTTGACTGGTGGTATTCCTCTAATTGATATTTCCTCTATACCATTATTATTGGTTTTTATAATGTAAGTCTTTACGTCAAATAATGCTTTATATATTTGTGTTCCAAATGATGGTATCCAGTTTTTTTCAGGTGTGCTTACAAGTAATGGAATTCTTCTGACTAAAAGGTCAACTTCAGTGGGAGCAATGGCTAAACCTTGCAATGTAGTATTTGATAAGGTGTTCAGGTTTTCCTTGACTCCCTTAGATACTATACCATCAACGTGGCTGCCTTTGACAACAGTTCCTGTAGGTTTTGGGTAATTATTTTTACCATCTTCAAACATTGCTATTACGGATGGAACATATCCTAATGTAGTTGCAAAAATTTGATCTCCACCCATTCTATCTGCTTGTGGGAATGAAATAACCCAACCTACGCCAATAGCACCTTCATTAATTAGGTCTACTTGTATTTCTGCTAATCGTCTTCTTGGAAAAGGATAACCACCCTCATCTTCAACATCCTGCTCTGTAATATTTAAAATTACAAAATTTCCTGATGGTTGTTGTTGCTTTACCATAACATCAAAACTTTTTAGTTTTAAAATTTCAGTTGGTGTACTTTGATATATTAAAGGTAAAGATAAAATTATAAGAATAGGAAATATTAACTTTTGCATGAATACATCATATCAGAAAAGTACAAAAAGGGTTGTTTATCTGAAATAAATATTTATAATTATATGAGTATAATTTGATAGGAGATATTATGAATATATTTGCAGTAGAACAATGCCCTGAACAAGCCGCTAGAGCTTTACCTGATAAACTTATTGTTAAGATGCCATTAGAGACAGCACAAATGCTTTCTACAGCACACAGATATCTAAGTCCTGTAGAATATTGTGAAGAAAAAAACTTATACAAAAAAGCATATTACAATCACCCATGCACTGTTTGGGCAAGAGCAACACATGAAAACTATAGATGGTTATTAATACATTTTATTACTTTATGTGAAGAATATAATCTTCGTTATAACAGAAATCATTTGAGTTGGACTAAGTTATGGGATGGTCTAAAAATATTTCCAATGAATATACAAAAAGGTGATCTCACAGAATTTGCACAGGCAATGCCTGACGTATATAAAAACCCAAATAACCATGTTGATGCTTATCGCAAATATATGATTGCAGAAAAACATTATGCTAAATGGGAAAAGGGTACGGACAAACCTGTATGGTGGTCTAATTAATTTTCTTGAGTTATTTTTATTGTGCTACCTTCACCACCATTAATTGTAACTATGTTTGACACACCATTTTGTATAAAGATTACTGTATAACTTGCAGTACCATCAATATCAATTCTTGCTGTACTTTCTACACTTCTTAACATGGTTAATTTTTCACCAGTATAAAAAGTTGTAATCTGTGTTTCTAAGTCTTGTCCTAAAGTAGTACCTTTTATGTTGGTTGTTATTGCATCTTGACCAAGCACATCTTCTTGTTTTGCAACTTCTAAAGCATCTATAACATCAAGCAAGTCTTCAAGAAAGTTGACATCAAGATAATTAATATCAAGTTCTGTAAACTCTAATTCATCTTCTTTTAAAAAATCTTCTTCTAAATAATCTATATCTAAATCATTAAAATCTAAGATGTTTTTCTTTTTTATAACTACATCTTCACCCTCTAATATTTCTTCTTCAGGTGGATTAACAATTAACATATTGTCAATAATATCTAATGTTAAATCTAAGATAACTGGTTTACTTGGTGCGTTTTCAAATACAGAAACAGTTGTCGCTTGAAAAGGTTTATTTAAAAGTACACTACCAGTAGCTGTAATGACTTCTATTTCACCACTTGATAAACCATAAGCATCAGGTAGTAAAACAATTAGACTGCGACCTAACTCATCTACTGTTGCTGTAAAATCTGTTCCTCTAATAGCGATATTTGCTGTAGGTGTTTTAAGTTGTATGTTTTGTTTATCTATTCTATTTAGATTGCCTGTAATAAATCTTGCTGTACCAAGACCAAAAGTAAGAGCCATTTTTGATTTAGATGGGTCAGGGTCATAGATATATTCATCTATAAGTAGTTCAGAGTGTTCTGTAAGTCTTACTGTGGAATCATCAAGAAAGGTGATAGCCATACGACCATTAGTTGTAATGGCTTCATCATTACTTTGTATGCCAAGATTAACTTCAGCTTTTAAAGGTTGATCTCTTACTATTTGTGCAGAACCATTAAGTTCTGAAATATCCCCAATATCAACAGCCTGTTGCTGTTCCCCCATCATTTTGAGTGATACAAATATTAGAGTTAGATGTAGTAGTTTCAATTTTTAACCAATCCCTCGCTAGTGTAGATGATTGTATGATGTTAAAAGTATTACTGCTACCATCTAAATCCATATAAAAATAAGCTGAATCAGATGATGTATTTCCTGCATAGCCACTACCTGTAAAGTTAATTGTGTTTGAACCACCATTAACATCCACATAATTAATTGCATTGGCATAATCAATATCAAAATCAAATTGATTAGAATCACCTAAAATAATCCAGTCTAAGTCAAGATAAGATGAATCAGCATTTTCTGCAATTTTAATATCAAAGGTATTACTACTACCTGTAACATCTATATTCATATCAATATAATCAGCAGATATTAAACCAGTGCTATTGAGTAATATATCCATAACATTACTATCACCATCAAATTCAAAAAAACCAGTAAAGTTATCGCCATCTATACCATCTGACCTAAATAAATTACTTGAACCAATTTGGTTTATATCAAGTGTCATACTTATACCATCAAGGTCTAAAGCAGTCATAGTTCCTGAAACAGCACTTGTTCCACCTATAAGGTTTGTGCTACCTAACTGTTCAAGGTCAATAGATGCAGTATTACCGCTTTGGTCTACATATATTTCATTATCTGCATAGACAAACACAGACATCAACATCATAAGATTAATTATTTTCTTCATATTTCCAGTACCCTTTATCGTAACCGATAATAATAAGTTCTAATACAGCACCTTCTATAGCTTTCATTAAGGCTATAGTTGTACTCTCGTTGCGTGAAACACCAAACTCCACTTCAACTAACTCAGTACCCATCTCTATGAATTTAAACAAATCTTGTGACTGTCCATAGGAAAGTATTGTCTTACTGGACATTACTTCTACTAATATCTCACCAGTAGCTACAGAAACCATTCTAAGGCTTACAGTGATAGTATCTTCACGATACTGCACACTTGTGCCTATTCCTAAATATCTTGCTCCTGCACCGCCTGTAATTAAGTTACTATCATACGATACCACAGCACCTTCAAGCAAGACACCTGCAAATAGCAAAGGCATAATCTTATTTTCTTCATCAAGTTCTTCTCTTGTGCTTCTTATTATTTGCCTTTCTTTTACTAAATTATCTAAACCAACTCTTTCAACAACTCTAAAGAACTGACCATTACTTGCATGTTTCAATGTTCTTATTAATAGATTGCTTGGAGCTTGTGTTATTGCACTAGAAAACAAAGCAAATTCGCTGTTGCTTTTTCTTTGACCTGTTTGGTCTGTAAATGCAGTAGGATATACAGCTACTACTGGTTTTGTTTGTGGTGATTGTACATTTAATAATTCTTTTGATTGCAAAGAAAATATATTAGGTTTCTCTTTGCTCTTATGGTCAAATCTAATTTGTTGAGTATCTTGTATTACGCTTGTAACAGAACAACTAGAAAGTAAAAGAACCAATAGGTAATGTGATCTCTGTAACTTCGCCATCTTGGTTGGTTATCCTTAGTGTAATAAATTGTCCATCAGATGTATATTCTATAGTATTACCTTCTAACTCAATAGTACCTTCTGTTTGTGGAGTTTCACCAAATAAGTTATCCACAAGTTGTCTTGATAGTTGTGCATAGATACGAGACTCTAAATTTCGCATAAATCTAGCTAGTGTAGTATTTTCTTTATCTCTTTCTAT